CGTTGGGTATGGGATAGTAATACACAGTTATCACAGGATTATTTTTCTGGATTGCATTGGGTTGAAAAAAATATAGATTCGCAGTTTTTCAATGGTGGAAAAATATACAATGGATTAGTAGGTTCTTGGTCACGATGGTATAATTTAGATGCTTAATCTATTATTATTTTCAATATTGGGGTGTATTGCCGGAACTGTCACTGGTGCAGTACCTGGTTTATCTAACAGTGTTTCATTAATAATACTTTATCCATTACTATCTTTATTACAAGCTAACGAAATTGTTGCTTTTTATATCTGCATGGTCACCACTACACAGTATTTTGGTAATGCTGCTGCAACTTTATTAGGAATACCAACAGAACCTACTTGCTTACCAAGTGCCAAAGAAGGTTATAGTTTAACACGTCGTGGTAACGCAAGCGAAGCATTAAGCAGTGGTGCTATTGCAAGTTTCTGTGGCAGTTTAATTGCAGTGTCTTTTAGTTTAATAATATTTTTTATAGGAAATAACTATTCATTATTATATAATTTCAAATTACAATTTTTTATTATAATCTTTACATGCTTAATTACGGTGTTTTCAAGTTCAAATAAACATGTCATTAGTTTTTTATTATTAATATGTGGTTATGTTTTAGGAATGATTGGTGTAAATTCAATTACACGAGAATCATTTTTAACATTTAATAATTCTTATTTGGTCAGTGGCATACCACCAATTATATTTTTAGTATTTTTATATAGTTTACCATCATTAATTGCGTTTGAACGTAAAAATATTAAAAATAATATATTTGAATCAATCACGTATAAGTTTGTATTGCCAGTAACAACTGTTATTCGTAGTTCAATTATTGGATTTATCTGTGGATTTATTCCTATGCTAGGTATTGTTATAAGCAGTAACTTATCTTACAGTATTGAACGGTTTGTCAATCACAAGACCTATAATAATAACGGCGATATTCGTGGACTAGCAAGCAGCGATGCGGGACATAATAGTGGGTTAGTTGCAAGTTTAATACCATTGTTTTGCTTGGCAATACCTATTACAGCAAGTGAGTATATACTATATGATCTTACAACATATCGTGGTTTAATCTATAATTATACATGGTTAACTGCAAACTATGTATGGATTTTTAGTATTTTTATACTAGCAAATTGCGTTGGTGTGGCAATAAGTTGGCCATTGTCTATTACATTAATGCGAATTATTGTACGATATATGGAACATTTTAAATACTTTGGTATTGCTTTATTAATTATTGCAGTATTATATGTTGGAATTATCACCAATCAATTACAATTTTTTATTATATTAAGCGCAGTTTTTTTACCATTGGGGTTATTACTGCGTAAATTTGATTTACTGCCATTACTGTTAGGATTTATGTTATCCCAACAATTTGACAGTATAACAAGAATAGTTTATAGTTTATACATAAAAGGATAACACATGAAAACTACTATTACAACATTATTAATACTTTCCAGTATTACCACAGCAAACGCATTTGATATTACCGTAGGAGTACCGCCAGGTGGAACCAGCGGTAGAACTGCCATTGTAATGCAAGATTCCTTACAAGACAGTGATATTAAATCAAATATCAATTATAGTCCAAATTGTGCTGTTGTTAAGGCGCAGATTGAACGTGGTGAAAAAGTTGTATATATTAATACAGATCAGGGATTATTTGATAAAGCATGTCATCTTGATATTAATGGTAAGAATGTTAAAATATTAGACGAGTTGTATTATTATACCATTGCGTTGTGCTACCGTAGTGACAGAACTAATCTAGGATGGGATAACTTTAAAAACAATAATATCAAGAAAAATGTTGCATCGGCTATCATTTACACTGATACTTTGCATAAGATATTTGATAAAATGAATATAACCAATACAAGTATCGTGCCTGTTGGAAGTCTTGGCAAAACTCGTGAGGTAATTTTAGGAAATGAATTTGATTATGCACTAGTAGACGCAGATTGGGTTTCACAAAATAGTGATAAGGTAGATTGTTTGTTTATTGGTACAGAAAAAGATGTTACTTTAAACGGCAAGACGTTTAAATCATTGCCTACCTATTTGAAAAATAATCATGGCATTATTAACTCACCGCAATTACAAGATGCGTTTATTCTTATTGGTGCAAATTTATCAAGTGAAGAAGAAAGCAAAGTAATGGATGAAATGGCAAAAATTCGCCGCAATTCAAAGTGGTATAACTTTGTAACTCAATTTGGCAAGGCAGAATTGCATGCATCGGATAAGAAATATCAAGAATTAGAAAATACTTTAGAGGGAAAATAATGCACTATCAACTATTGCCTAATTTACCAATGGTACCACAAGAACTAATAGATGCAACATTAAATTTAATCGATAAGCAAGATTTATTGTATTATCTTAACTCGGTGTCACGTCCTATAAGCAGTTTAAATAAAAAATTTCCACGAACTATGTTGCATCCTGATTTAGAAACATGGTTGCGTAATAATATTATTGATGGTGCAAACAAGTATGAATTAGCCATTACACTTGATGATAATGATGCTCATTCAATATTACCACACACAGACCGTGCCAGAGAATACACAATAATATATTTGTTGCAAAGTGGCGGCGAGGATCATAAAACTGTTTTTTATGAAAGCAAAACAATAAAAAATATAGACAAGATGATGACTTTCGATTATAGTGATCTTATAGAAGTAGATAGTATTGTTGTTCCAATTGAAAAATGGACTATTCTCAACGCACAAGAAATTCACAGCGTTGAAAACATTCCACATACCAGAATTGCAATACAGATAAGCATGGATCACAATCCTTGGGCGTCATAAAAATTTTATAATTCAATACAAAATGCATAACTACTATTAGGCAATTCAGGCACATTAGGCAACCAGTCCCCCCATACGAGATACTCTAGAAGGTTGGCAGCACTCCGATAATTGCGGCAACAGGGACAAGGCACAAAAAACGACGTGGCTCTGAGAAAAAGCAACCACAGCAGTATTATGTTCGCTAACAAGGGCATAAATCACTGATCCGCTGGAATAATCTACTAGACTAAGGGAGTACAGGCTAGCCGCTCCGCTCAATAACATGAGTTCTTTTTGTTAGTATCGTCCTGAAAAACTCATATGAAGCATTTCTGGTGATATAGGTTCCAGAAATGGAATCTATATACAAACCCTCAAATCTATATGAAACATTAAAGATTAATTATAAAGAAGAATTAAAAGAGCGAAGCGAAAGGTGAACGAGCGATAGCGAGTGAACTGATAGGCGAAGCCTATCATAATAGATTAGAAGTAATTAGAAGTAATTAGAAGTAATTAGAAGTATGGCAATCCGCTCTTCTTTGTAGTTTCCATGTGTTCCTCAACAATTTTAGCAATAAGATTTCGTTCAGTGACACTCATATTCATAGCTTCTGTATATGTAACACCACCACGCATATGCCAACACATTTGAAGGATGTTAGATTTTATTTTTTTAATATCACTTTCATACTGATCCACTAGCGACATGATTTCATCATGAGAAAGGTTTACGATAGCGGCTCGAAAAAATTTCCATAATCAAATTCAATTTTTACATCATATTCTTTTTCACAAGCCTCACAAAAAACATGTGCTGGTTGAATAGACATAACACTATTAATTTCAGCAATTTTATTTTGCACAAGTTTAATAATCTTATTTGTTGTATTCTTATAAAATTCTCTTATGTGATTTGAATCAGTTACTACTATCCCTTCTTCAGTAGTAATACTTTCGGTTTGATTTGAAATAAGTGTATTTCCAATATCAACTACATTTTGTAAGTGTAAATCAAATTGTGCCTTGCGAGTCTCATCGTCAATTGTTTCGTCGCCTACTAATTGCATTATTTTTTGTTCTTCAAAGTCAATTAAGTTAGATTTATTGCTCTGTAAGTAATTTTGTGGTTTAAATTTAAAAATTAATCCTTCAATCTCAATAGAAGTTGAATAATCTGGACTTTTTACTTTCATTAATAATGGACCTAGACTCATTTGATGTCTATTTTCGTTATCACAATTAGGGCATTTACTGTCTATATCCATATCATCGCCGTATGTGGCAATTCTAATGGCTATCAATATAGCATCAATATCAATAGTTGGGCAACCCCAAGCATTAGTTATTGCTGGCACACAACTTTCAACTACACTTACAACACCCTGTCCATTCATAAGTGCATCTGGTGTTCGTAGCATTACTTCATCTTTTGCTGTCATAGGCATTACTCCTACTTCACCTGATGCAGGCAAAGATAAACTATTAGGAGTCCAGTATTTTCCTCCACTAGGCAGTTTCAAGAAGATTGCAGGTTGACGAAAGTGTTTGAAAAGTGGATTAGAATTTTGCATTTTTTGTTTCCATAAATAATTGATGTGCTATGTTATATAGTATGCAGTTATTTAGAAGAGTAAAAAATGGCTATCAGTGATAAAGATGTTGAAGATATTAAAGAAAGAATCTTAAAGATAAACGATACCTATGGTACGCTTGAAAAATCTTTGTTACAATTAGATAATGCAGTAAAAAGTGGAACTTTAAACCAAAGAAATGCTGGTATAGGTTTTAAAAATGAAACTGAACTTAGAAATCGTATACAAAAAGGTGCAACTCAAAGTTTACAATATCTTACTCAAGCCTATAAAGATGGCAATGCTAGTTTTGGAGAAGTAAGGGTAGCGTTACAAGAATTTCGTGATAAAGCATTAGCCGCTGCCGGTGATAATGACAAATTAAGGAAAAAAATAGAAGCAGATTTTCGAGTACGTGAGCAAGGTTTACGAATTCAAACATTATACAACAAATATCTAAGTGATGGTATGAAAGCCGCAAGCACTGCAGTAGGTGGATTAGTATCAGCCTATCAAAAAAGCAGTGGTGGATTAGATGCAGCATTAAATTTTTCAAGTGTTGGATTAACACTGCTTACTACTGCAGTTAAGGCTGCTGGTAAAGCATTAGGTTCTATACCATTTATTGGTGGTGCGATTGAAGCTGGTGCAGTAGGTCTCAGTGATACTGTCATGGCTATTAAACCAGTACTTGATGCAGAAGTTTTAAAATTAGCAAGTTCATTTAAAACAGCAAGTGAAAGTGGATTAATATTTGCCAATGGTGTTAGTGGTTTACAAGAATCAGCATATAATGCTGGTATAACTACTGATCTTTTTGCACAATCTATGAAAGATAACAGTGAAGCTGCGGTGTTGTTTGGTGGTAATATGACTGCGGCTGCTGGTAAAATAGGAAAAGTAAGCAAATTAATTGATACAGAATCTTTGCAGAAATTAGGTTTTAATCTTCAAGAAATACCAGGATTGATTGCACAAACAGGTGCTAGGTTAGCTAAAAGTGGTACTGCCAGTGATGCTCAGGTTGCCAAGGCAACAATGGACTATGCAAAAAATTTAAGAATAATTGCAGATATCACTGGACAAGATGCAAAGACACTGATGCAAAAACAAGAAACTGCTGAAAAAGATTTAGCATATCAGCAGTTTCTAGCAGATAAAAGTCCAGAAGAAGCAGATGCTATCCGTGCACAAATGATGGCACTGCCTGAATCAGTTCAGGCAATAGCTAAAGAAATGATGGTCAGTGGTGGCGCAATAACAAGTCAACAAAGCGCCATGATTGCGCAACAAGTGCCTGCATATAAAGCAATGGCAGATGCTGCCGTTGCTGCAGCAAATAATGGAACTGCTGGTGCTGAAACAGGAGTTCGTATTCTAAAGCAATATGCAGATGCCGCTAATACCGAATCACTGAGAATTAAAGATTTTGCTCGTGCTGGCAGCATTTTGGGTGGTGAGATTGGCGCTACTGCAGAGGCTATAGGTAGAGATAGAAAAATGTTAGTAGCAGCACAAAAAACTAATGTAGAAGAATTGATTGATACTGTAAAAAAAGGAATGGCAACAACAGACCCAACTACCGTCAAACTTGCTGAAAGTGAACGTGATGGTATGAAACTTATGATTGAAACACAAAAAGCATTAAACGAAGTATTGCCCGCATATCTTACTACTGTAAAAGATTTAAATGTAGTAACTTTGAATTTAGTTAAAGGATTTGGTTCACTTGTTGATATGGTAATGGGTGAGAACAAGAAAAAAACAGGAGAAAATTCAGAGGTTAATGGAAGTGACAGTGCTGCATCTAGAAGAACAAATTTAAGTCAAACATTTAATTCTACAAATGATGCATCTAGTGGAGTTGCTGCTGCTGCTTTATCTCAACAAAGAAATATTGATACCAAAGATTTAGCAAGTTTTGCTACTATGATTAGTGGGACACCAGGTGGACTTGACCCTGATCATGATGCACCCCCTGATGCTCTTGCATGGTTACAAGCACATCCTGATGATCCAAGAACAAAAGAATTTTTAGCACGAACAGGAGCACAACTTGCTCGTGGCGGTATTGTAAATGGACCAACAAGCGGTTTTCCAGCAACACTACATGGCAGTGAGGCTGTAATACCGTTACCAGATGGTGTAAGTAGTCCAGAATTTGCAACTGCACTTCAAAGATTAGCAGGTTTACCTACAGTTGATCCTGCACAGGCATTGCTACAAAGTACGGTTTCAAACAACTCTTCAAATATGAGTAGTGATTTATTAATGTTATTAAACTCAAAAATTGATGATTTAATCAGTGCCACCAAAGATGTTGTGCAATACACTAAAGATACTAGTGTTAGAATTATGTAATAGCCCAATATAACTATAAATATCCTATAAGAGGAACTATACATGTCGTGGAAAAAACACTGGCGTATTGTAAGTGATGGGGCATATAGTCCTGTTAATGGCAGCGTAACAGATTATAGCAGTTATAATTATCTTGGTTCACAGGCAAATGCTGCTTATCGCAACTATCAAAGCATGTTGCCAGATGTTTATAGTGGACATCCTAACCGTATTGATCGTTATACTCAGTATGAGAACATGGATTTGGACAGTGAAGTCAATGCTGCACTTGATATTCTTGCAGAGTTCTGCACACAGGTTAATGAAGATACTCGCACTGCCTTTGATATTCATTTCCATGAAGAAGCCACTGACAATGAGAAAATGATTCTTAAAGAACAACTTATTGCATGGTATAACCTAAACGAATTTGATGTTCGTATGTTTAAGATTTTCCGCAATACACTAAAGTATGGCGACCAAGTATTCATTCGTGATCCAGAAACCTATAAGTGGTATTGGAGCGAAATGAATCGTGTATCTAAAGTTATCGTCAATGAATCACAGGGTAAAAAGCCTGAAATCTATTATATTCGTGATTTAAATCCTAATTTACAAAATAATACTATCACAAGACCACCAGGTCCAAATGATTCTTATGCATTTGCGCCATACATGGGTGGTTCACGCTCTTATACAGCAGGTGGCGAAGTATTCTCACCAAACACACGCTTTGGTGCAGGTAATAATGAATTTCCAGTAGATGCCGCTCATGTTGTGCATCTTAGCATGACCGAAGGTTTAGATGTTAACTGGCCGTTTGGCGTTAGTTTGTTTGAAGCAATCTTTAAAGTATTCAAGCAAAAAGAACTATTAGAAGACGCCATTCTAATCTATCGTATCTCTCGTGCACCAGAACGCAGAATGTTCAAGATTGACGTGGGAAATATGCCAGCACACCTTGCAATGCAATTTGTTGAGCGTGTTAAAAACGAAATCAATCAGCGTCGTATTCCAACACAAAGTGGCGGTGGACAAAACTTAATGGATGCAAGTTATAATCCAATGAGCATGAATGAAGATTTCTTCTTTCCACAAACTGCAGAAGGTCGTGGTTCATCAGTAGAAGTGCTACCAGGTGGTCAAAACCTTGGTGAAATTGATGATCTACGATTCTTTACTAACAAGATGTTCCGTGCACTTCGTATTCCTAGTTCGTATCTACCAACAGGTCCAGAAGATTCAGATCGTAACTTCAATGATGGTAAAGTAACCACTGCACTTATTCAAGAATTTAGATTCAACGAGTATTGCAAGCGTCTGCAGAAGTATTTGGCACCTAAGTTTGATACTGAATTTAAGATGTTTATGAAGTATCGTGGATTTGAGTTAGATAACTCTATCTTTGAAATACGTTTTAATGAACCACAGAACTTTGCTGCCTACCGTGATATTGAATTAAACAGTGGACGCATTGCTGCATTTCAACAAATTTCTGCAACTGAGTATCTTTCAAAACGTTTTATGCTTAAGAAATATCTTGGTCTGAGCGATCTTGAAATGGCTGAAAATGATCGTATGTGGCATGAAGAACATGGTGAAGAAGCACCAGAGAGTCAGTTGCAAGGCAGTGATTTGCGCAATGTTGGTATTACGCCAGGTGGTATTAATACTGACCTTGATACTATCAGTGACATTCAAGCAGCGGGTGACCAAGGAGCAGAAGGTTTAGGTGGTCCACCAGTAACACCAACAGGTGAGGTAGGTGCTGGCGGTACTCCAAGTGCGGCTGCAGGTACTGCTGGTGGTGGACAAACTGCTGGTGCGGCACTTGGTGGCGCTTAACCTAAATAAAGTAGGTATGGAGTAATATTGTCGTGGTACTAAGTGAAATGTTTAATCATCAAAGTAGTGATTATCAAGATTTATCACAGGATCAAAGCGTTGAAAAATTGCATGATCTTCGTAAGACACGTTTAACTCTAGCACAAATTAGTCAATTGCGTAAAATGAATGACCAACGCAATGTTGAATATGTAGAACAAATAACCAAAGTACGTAAACAATATGGTGCAGCACCTGCTGCTGGTGGTCCACAACTTTAATCAACGTCAATTCATAAAAATGTAAAAATCGTCAAAATACTGTCATTTGGGATAGTATTTAGATTTACATAGTAAATAAAAACACAGGATATATTCCAACAGGAGTTTAACATATGCGTAGCAGTTACGAACAATTGATTGAGTTCATCATTAACGATGAAACAGATAAGGCAAAAGAACTATTCCACAACCTAGTTGTTGAGAAGAGTCGTTCAATTTATAATGATCTTGTAGCAGAAGAAATGTCAGATGACATGGATGAAAACTATGGTCATGAAATGGAAGAAGCAGATAGCATGGATCAGACCGATGATATGATGCATGATATTGAAGCTGACCATGAAGGTATGGATGGCGAAGATGATGGTATGGACATGAACATGGGCGATGATGACATGGACACCGATGGTGACATGGATTATGGTCATGAAGAAGGTGAAGATGGCATGGAAGACCGTGTTATGGACCTTGAAGATGCACTCGACGAACTCAAGGCTGAGTTTGAAAAGTTAATGGCTGATGAAAAGAGTGAGCCAGAGCACAATGATGGTTCAAATGATCCAGACTTTGCAGAAGAAGGTGTTGTTCGTGAATACGTAGAAAAGGTTGCAAGTACAGGCAATACCGAAGGTTCACCAGTTGGTGCAGTTAACAGTTACAAGTCTTCAACTCAGAAGAAGAGCGTAGTTGCTAGCAAGAACGACATGGGCGGCACTGTCAAGAATCTAGTTCGTGGTGACAAGAACGAAGACCCAGATGGCAAGGCTTACAAAGGTCCAAGCAACGAATATAGCAAAGGTGAAGGCAAACTACCACACAATGGTCAGTTTCTAAATGCACCAGGTGGCGATGCTGGTAAGAAAGGTTTCTCAAATGCTAAGAAGCCACAAAGTGCAGAAGGCAAGTTTGCAACTGGCGGCGGTCCAAACGTTAATAAGAAAGACGTGTTACCTCGCTAATAAGGAAAGAAAATGAATAATTTGCTTGTAGAGCATCTCAGTTACGATCAGGCTATGATGGAAATGAGCCACAGCGATGAAGGTAAAAACCTTTATCTAAAGGGCATCTGCATACAGGGTGGTGTTAAAAACGCCAACCAACGTGTGTATCCAATTAGCGAAATCAGTCGTGCGATTGAAACGCTAAACAAGCAAGTTAAAACAGGTTACAGTGTGTTGGGTGAAGTAGATCACCCAACCAACCTACGTATCAATCTTGATCGTGTAAGTCATATGATTACAGAAATGTGGTTAGATGGACCAAACGGTTATGGAAAGATGAAGATTTTGCCTACACCAATGGGCAATTTGGTTCGCACCATGTTAGAAAGTGGTGTTAAACTAGGAGTAAGCAGTCGTGGATCAGGTAATGTTAATGAACACGACGGCGCAGTAAGCGATTTTGATATCGTTACTGTTGATATAGTAGCACAACCCAGTGCACCTAATGCCTACCCAACTGCAGTCTATGAAGGACTGATGAATATGAATGGTGGACAACGTATACTGGATATGGCTAAAGATTTAAATCAAGATCAACGAGTTCAGAAATACTTGCAACAAGAAGTTCGCAAGTTTATTACTGAATTAAAGATATAAGTTCAGGAGAATTATTAATGTTCGAAGCTCTAAAACCATTAATTGATAACGGTATCCTGAACGAAGATACTCGCAAGTCACTAGAGGAAAGCTGGAATGCTAAACTCAACGAGGCTCGTGAAGAAATTCGTACAGAAATCCGTGACGAAATGGCAGGTCGCTATTCACATGACCGTGCTGTTATGGTAGAGGCTCTGGATAAGATGGTTAACGAATCACTAACTGCAGAAGTTCGCAAGATCGCTGCAGAGCGTGAATTAGTTAGCGAAGATCGTGTAAAGTTCACACAGCAAATGGTAAGCAAGGCTAAGAATTTTGATTCTTACTTGAGTGAATCATTAACTCGTGAAATTTCAGAACTTCGCAGTGACCGTGTTGCTATGCAAAAGACTATTGCTAAGTTGGAAGCATTTGTTGCTGAAAACCTACGTAATGAAATTTCAGAATTTGCTCAAGACAAAGCAGACCTTGCTGCTACTAAGGTAGCAGTAGTTACAGAAGGTCGTAAGAAGTTGGAAACTCTTCGTGATAGTTTTGTAAAGAAAGCAAGTTCACTTGTAGAGAACACAATTACTACACATCTACGTTCAGAACTAAATCAACTAAAAACTGATATTCAGGAAGCAAAAGAAAATAACTTCGGTCGCAAGATTTTTGAAGCCTTTGCAACTGAATTTGGTTCAAGTTATCTTAACGAACGTGCAGATATCAAGAAATTAACTGGTAAGATTGCTCTTATGGCAAGTCAAATCAGTGAGGCTCGTGATTCAGAAGCACGTGCAATGACTGAAGTTAAGAAGAAAAATGAAGAACTACGCCGAATCAACGAAAATATCGATAGAAAAGGCAAACTCAACAATTTGCTTAGTCCGCTAAGCAAAGAAAAAGCCGCTGTGATGTCAACACTGCTGGAATCAGTCCCAACAGATAAATTAGACGCAGCATTTAAAAAGTATTTGAACCCAGTAATGAGTGGTTCTGCAGCAGTAGTTGCCCCAAAGCAACCTATTACAGAAAGCACAGTTGAAGTTACTGGCAATCGTACTGTGAAAGCAGATCAGAATTCAAACAATATTATTGAAATGAAGCGTCTGGCTGGACTAATAAGAAACTAAATATTAATTGGAGAAGACCCTATGACACAAGAACTAATTGAAGGACGTTGGGACGAAACCAAATCAGCCCTATTGGAAGGCTTAAGCGGTAATCGTCGTACTACAATGTCAATGGTATTGGAAAATACCAAGAAGTATCTAGCAGAAAATGCATCAAGTGGTGCAACTGCAAGTGGCAACGTTGCCACTCTAAACCGTGTGATTCTACCTGTTATCCGTCGTGTTATGCCGACTGTTATTGCCAACGAAATCGTTGGTGTACAGCCAATGACTGGACCTGTAGCACAGATTCACACTCTACGTGTTCGTTATGCTGATAGCTTCACAAGCAATGGTACTGGACAGTTCGGTACTAACGCTGCTGTTGGTGACGAAGCACTTTCACCATTCAAGATCGCTTCTGGTTATTCAGGCGCTCCTGCTGGTTCAAATAGTGCTGACGGTCGTGCAGGATATACTGCTGCACTCGAAGGTACACCTGGTCGTCGTTTGAACGTTCAGATTCTAAAGCAACCTGTTGAAGCTAAGACTCGTAAGCTATCAGCACGTTGGACTTTTGAAGCTGCTCAAGACGCTCAAGCAATGCATGGTCTAGATATCGAAGCAGAAATCATGGCTGCTTTGGCTCAAGAAATCACTGCTGAAATTGATCAAGAAATTCTTTACAGCCTACGTTCATTGGCTGCAACTGAATTTACTTTCAATCAGGCTACTGTAAGTGGTACTGCAACATTCGTTGGTGACGAACATGCTGCTCTAGCAGTTCTAATCAACCGTGCTGCTAACCTAATTGCACAGCGTACTCGTCGTGGCGCAGGTAACTGGGCTGTTGTTTCAAGTGCTGCATTGACTGTTCTACAGTCTGCAACTACTTCAGCATTCGCTCGTACTACTGAAGGTGCTTTTGAAGCCCCAACAAACACTAAGTTCGTTGGTACTCTAAATGGCGCAATGCGTATTTACGTTGACAGTTATGCAACTGATACCATCCCAGTACTAGTTGGTTATAAGGGTACAAGCGAAGCAGATGCTGCTGCGTTCTATTGCCCATACATCCCTCTAATGTCAAGTGGTGTTATCCTTGATCCATCAACATTCGAACCAGTTGTTGGCTTCATGACTCGTTATGGTTACATCGAATTGACTAACGTAGCAAGCAGCTTCGGTAACGCTGCTGATTACCTAAGTGAAATCTCTGTATCTAACCTTTCATTCCAGTAATACTGAGTTTAATTCTAACAAAGAAAAAGCCCCTGAAAAGGGGCTTTTTTATTACCTTAATTTTTTTAATAAAAAATTAACGACTAACTAAATTAGCAGCGACATTTGAAATATCACAACGTGCAATGCCAATATCTGCGAGTTCACGATTGGTTAGGTTGCTTAATTCACGAAATGTACGACGATAACGATTATATTGTGTGATTGATCTTGCTATGCTGTTTATGAGGGTCTGCATCTGTTTTCTCCATGAGGTATGTTCTTTTATATCACGTATTTATATGCAGTGCAACATAAATTTGACTGCATTATATACTTCTCTGCTATGCGTTAAAACATAGGTAAACAATCATTCAATTTATGGTAAATATAAGATAATAGGATTTACACATGGCACTGCGTCGTTATTTTGGTAAAATAAGCCCACTTCAAATTGGTAATCTTGTTGGACACAATGGTGAATTGGTCATTGATGAAACAACAGATTACGTATACATCATGGATGGTGTAACGCCTGGTGGTCAACAAATACTTTATACTAATGTTAATGCTGCAGTTTCAAATATCTATGCTAATGTTAATCCGAGTGTCAATAATTATTTTACTTTAGGTAATGTATCTAATGTTTGGGCTAATGCGTTTATTGGAAATGCTTTAGTATCAACCATAGGTATCGGTAATACTACTATTCATTGGTCTAACGTTACTAATAGATTAGTAATAGATAGTGATCTTAAAGTAAACGGTAATATAAATTTAACTGGTAGTGAAATTGTAGCAAGTTCGGCACAGTCTACTAATTTTATTAATACTGCTGCTCCTGGTTATAATAATGGATTTTCATTTAGTAATGGAACAACAGGTGATAGTGGTGTATTTCATACTCTTGATAATGCCAACGTAATTCAAGTTTATTTGTCTGCAAATGGAAACCCATTTATATCAGCAGGTGGTGATGGAAATGGAGCAATTGGTTTTAATAATACTATTGTAAATGGTAATCTGACTATTTCTGGATTTTCTCCATACACAACTCAAATCGGTTTTGCCCCATCATTTAAACCTTCAAATGCAAAGTTAACATTTGCTGATCAAGTTAATTCTTTTGTTCAATTTTTAATACAGAACAAAAGTAACGGAAATAATGCAAGTACTGATTTTGTAGCAACATCTAACGACGGTTCTGACTCAACTCATTATATTGATATGGGCATTAATAGTAGCACATTTAATGGTGGTGGTGGATTAGATGGACCAGATGATGGTTATTTGCTTGTAGAAGGTGGAAAACTTCTTATTGCTACAATTGACCAACCTAACGATATTGTATTTGCTGTTGGTGGCGATGCCCCAAGCAATGAAATGGGTCGTTTTAAGTATGGTAATGGTTTCTCTGTAAATGGTAACCTAACAGTAACTGGTAACTTAAATGTAACTGGTAACATTGTAACTACAAATTATGAAACTGTTTCCAAGACAGAATATGCTAATAGCATTGTTGCGAGTGGCAATATAACTGCCAGTGGAAATCTTACTGCAGCATATTATGTAGGCAATGGTTATTATCTAAGTAGCATTATTTCAAGTTATAGTAATGCAAATGTTGCTGCTTATCTACCAACTTATAGCGGTAATTCAAATGCTGCATTCTTTACAGGTAATGGATATTATCTTACAAGTGTGCAAACAAGTTATAGTAATGCAAATGTTGCTGCTTATCTACCAACTTATAGCGGTAATTCAAATGCTGCATATCATACAGGTAATGGTTATTATCTAAGCGGTATTACTACAAGTTATGGTAATGCAAATGTTGCTTCTTATCTACCAACCTATAGCGGTAATTTAAATGCTGCATATCATACAGGTAATGGATACTATCTAACTGGTATTCAAACAAGTTATAATAATACAAATGTTGCTGCATACTTGCCAACTTATAGCGGTAATATGAGTGCTTATAAATTTATAAGCACTGCAATTCCTGGTTATAGTAATGGATTTGCATTTAGCAATGGTGTATTCGGTGATAGCGGTGTATTCCATACTCTTGACAGTTATAATACTATACAAGTTTATTTGTCTGCAAATGGAAAACCATTTATATCAGCAGGTGGTGATGGAAATGGATCAGTTGGTTTTACCAATACTATTATAAATGGTAATTTAACCATTTCTGGATTCTCTCCATACACAACTCAAATTGGCTTTGCTCCAACGTTCGTTCCATCAAATGCTAAACTTACATATGCAGACCAACAAAATACATATATTCAATTCTTATTACAGAATAAAAGTAACGGAAATAGTGCAAGTACTGACGTTGTATTAACATCAAATGATGGAACTGAAACAACTCATTATATTGACCTTGGCATTAATAGCAGTACATTTAATGCTGGTGGTGGACTAGATGGACCAGATGACGGCTATCTACTTGTAGAAGGTGGAAAACTTCTTATTGCTACTATTGATCAGCCAAATGATATCGTATTTGCTGTTGGTGGAGATGCTCCAGTAAATGAGATAGGTAGATTTAAGTACGGCAATGGTTTCATTGCTAATGGAAATGTTACTACAAATGGTAATATTATTCCGTTTGGAAATGCTGCTTATAGTTTGGGAAGTCCTACTAATCAATGGAAGAGTCTATATGTAAGCAATAACACAATTTATATTGCTGGAACTCCAGTTCAGGTTTCAAATGGATCATTGTTTGTTAATGGCAATGCAGCCTATAGTAATAGTACAGTTTCTGCTTATCTTCCAACTGATAGTACAATTATCTCTCTTTATAGTAACGCTGCAAGCCAAGCAAATTTGATAACAACTATCAATGCTAATATAACTGCTGCAAACAGTGCTATCTCAACTGTTAATGCTAATGTGGTGGCTGCAAACAGTGCTATTTCTACGCTTATTTCAAATGCTGCAAGTCAGGCAAGCGATATCAATACGCTTTATGCAAATGCGGGTTCTCAGGCAAACAGTTTATCTACTCTAAACAGCACGGTGGTTAATCTTGCAGGTACTGTTGCTACTATCCAAGCAGGCAGTGGATTTGCTACTATACAACAGATTCAAGCAGCAAATAGTTCTATTACAACACTAAATGCAAACTTAAATGCGGCTAATCTAAACATTACTAATATTCAAAGTAATATTGCGACTATTGCAAGCAATGTGAATACACTATTCACAAATGTAAGTGGACTTGCTACAAGCATCAATACACTATTCACTAATGCTGCGAGTCAGGCAAATGATATCACAGTTCTTTATAGTAATGCTGCAAGTCAGGCAACCACACTGAATACACTTATCAGTAATTCTGCTCTACAAGAAAGTGAAATTGCTCTTCTCAATGCCAATGTTGCGGCTGCAAATAGTGCAATTGTTACTGCAAATAGCGCAGTAACTACATATGCAACTAACTTAAATGCAACAATGACTGCAAACATTGTTTCAACAAATTCACGTGTAACAGTACTAGAAGGAAATGTTGTAAGTATTAATAATACACTTGTTGGTGTTATCAATGGCGCATTTAGTTATAGCAATGCAAACGTTGCAACATATCTACCAACTTACAGCGGTGCCTTAACTGCTGGTAATATCACAGCAAGTGGCAATGTTAGCGCAAACTTCTTTACAGGCAATGGTTATTATCTAACAGGTCTGTCGGCAACATACGGCAACACACAAGTTGCTGCTTACTTGCCAACTTATAGCGGTAATGTTAAAGCAGGCAATGTTCAGGCGACAACAGCAGTTTATGCTAACGCTTATTATTGGTATAACAATGGTGCGCCATTTAGTAGTTCAACTTATAGTAATACAAATGTTGGACAATATCTTCCAACTGCAACTGCCATAACAGCAAATCTTGGTAATGTTATAACGAATAGTGGTGTATTTTATGCTAACGGTGTAAGCATACTTTTTGGTATTGGCGGAACATATAGTAATAGTAATGTTGTTGCTTACTTACCAACATATAGTGGCAATTCAAATGCCTCATTCTTTACGGGTAATGGTTATTATCTAACAGGTATTACGAGTGGTTCAACTTATAGCAATACCAATGTGGCTGCTTATTTGCCAACCTATGCTGGCAATGTCAACGCTAATTTCTATCTTGGTAATGGCTATTATCTAACAGGTATTACGGGCGGTGGTTCTACATACAGCAACACAAACGTTGCTGCATATTTGGTAACTTATAACGGTAACATTTCTGCTGGCAATCTTTCACTAAGCAGTGGTGCAAGTGGCAATATCAGTGGAACTGGTTATGTAACCGCTGGTAATATGGTAGCAAATACAAACATGTATGCCAATGGTTTCTATTGGTATAACAATAATGCTACACTAGCATCTACTATTACTGGAACATTTGCTAATGCTAACGTAGCAGGTTATCTGCCAACTTATACAGGCAACGTTGGTGCTGGTAATATTATTCTTACTAATCTTGGAAATATTATAGCAGCCACTAACTCCAATCTATCAATACGCACTTATGGTTTATATAATATTATAACACTTTATGGCATTGGTGGTGGATATAATAGTCCTCCTTATAGTAACCAATCACTTACAGGTGGTAATGGTAGTGGTATGACCGCATCATATAGTTCTGTTGGTGGTTATGTATCACAGGCTTCACTTGTTGTAACTAATCCTGGCACAGGTTATAAGAATGGTGATATTCTTTCACTACCGGGCGGTGGTTCTACTGTAATTTTAAGTAATTATAATCAAAATATTACTACTAGCAAAGCATATAATTGGACATTTAGCACATATGATGGCAACATAACTGTTCCTGGTAATATCATTATGCCAAGTAACAGTTATGTGTTAGGCGACTTTACTAACTCTAACGTTGCTTATAGAACATTCTTCCAGACTACAACTGCTAATGCTACAACTGGCATCTATGCTGCACCAACTGGAACTGCAACTGGTGCAAGTTGGCAAGCAATAAACACAAATACTACTAATGCCAACAATGCAAGTAAGATTCTTATTGCTACCAATGGTAATACTGATGTTCAGTTGATAAGTGGTGTTAATGGCAGCGGAACTTATCTACCGTTGAGTTTCTATAACAACGGTGCTGCTCAGATGGTGATTTATCCAAATGGTAGCATCAATACGAGCAACGCTAATCCAATTACCACAACTGGTAACGTAAATGCTGGTTATTTTGTTGGTAATGGTTCGGCATTAACTGGTATTCAGGCAAACTTACAGGCTAGTAACATTTACGGCACAAGCAGCAACGTAACTATCGTTGCTGGCACATACTCAAGTGTGTTTAGTAATGTTGGTATGGTAACAATGCCAAATGTCACTGTAACTGGCAATACAAGTGTTACAGGTAACATTACTGCAGGCAATGTTATTGCAACTGGAACAAGTGGTATGCAAACACGTTTCTTGTGGGATACTTGGCAAGCAAATACTAACGCATCACTAACATCATTTACTCCAAGTGGTAGTATAAGTGGCAATGCATCTTGGGATGCGACCCAAGCATATGGATTAAAGTTAACACCAGCAACAAATACCCAAAATGGTAATATCTATTGGAATTCAAGTACAGTCAACTATAATTATGATATGGTTATTACCGCATCGGTTGGTGCTGGTGGCGGCAATGGCGCAGATGGTCAATATATTTTCTTAGGATGTAGTGCAGTTCCTACTTCACAGGCAACCAATGTTGGCGGTATTCACGTTTATAACCATTATTATAGCAACCAATGGGAAATATATGTAGCGGGAACTCAGTATATTATACCATTTATTAACGAAGAAGCAAGTAACTATTTGCCAAGTGGAATTAGGGTTTGGAATGCCACTTACGTATGTTTCTACAATATTACTGTAAAAATACGCAAAATACAAAATGGTGCTCGTATGTTAGAAATATACTTGAATGAAGCATACCAAGGGTCTGTAAACATATCAAGTTGGAGTCCAGCAGGTAACTATTTCGGTGTAACTGGGATAACGGGCGGCTCTAACTCTCAACACTGGGTTCGTCAATTGAGAATAGATTGGTAATATGATTATATCTGGTGTGCAACTTACTAATGTTGGCTATATTGTTGATACTAAACCTGGTTTGGCTGGTAGTTTAATTTTTGCTGGCGGAAGTTCAGGACATGGCGGTTCCTACTTAAGTTTAAGTCCAGGTATTTCTATTGCTAGTGGATCATATTGCATTGAAGGTTGGTTTCAATTGCCTAACTTTACTAATGCTTATGGTATAATGGGTGCTAACGGTGATTATGGTTTAAGTTTATTTGTTACCAATTCTACAACTATCTCAACAGATAGTTATGGCGGACGAGGAGCATTATCTTATACTGTGCCTACTATGACTACAAATAAGTGGTATTACTTTGCACTTGTAAGAAATAGCAGTAACCAAGAAACGTTATTTTTAGGAAGTACAGTTGGTGGCACTGCTGCAAGAAGTACAAGCGGAGTTCAAACAAATAATATAAATTATTATACTAGTTCAAATCCAACTAATGATATTGGAACATATTATGGTCAAAACTGGCCAGGTTATATGACTAATTTGCGTGTAGTTGTTGGTTCTAATCCATATGATCCTAATTCAACTAGTATAACCGTTCCTAGTGCAGCACTGACCGCTATTACAAATACGCAATACTTGATGCTTGGTGATAGCGTGACTGGTGATGCTAGTGGTACACAGACCGTTACCCTACATGGAACTATTACACAAAGTTCAGCAATAAAACCGTTTTAAGGATTAACAATGACATTTAATGTAGCAAGCGGTTGGAATATTGGCGGTAATTGGAATATCAGTAGTTACGATGCTATTGTAAACGATAGTATCTTATACAATCTTGATATGCAGAACTATTCAGCATCAGCCAATACTTGGGTTGACAGTAAGAATAGTTATACATTTACTTTTTATAATGGTAGTGGCACTGGCAATGTTGCCATACCAAGCGTAACCAACGTGGGGACTACTCAAGCATATTTTACAACGGCTGGCAATGTTTGGGCAAAAGCACCAAGTGCTATTATGAACGGTTCTGTTAGTTATAGTAAAGGTGCAGTCATTCGTGGGCATAATACTGTTGCTGCTCCATTTGGACCAGGGTATTTGCAATGCAGTCAAGAAGCCAGAGACACAACTTGGTTTAACAATGGTCAAAATGTTTTCTGTGCTGGTAACCATTTAACTTCGTCTTATACTGATGTGGCGCAAAATGTTGGAACAGTAGCATTAAACACTTGGTATTATGTAAGCACAACATTTGATACAGGACTTGGATGGAAAATATATGTAAATGGTGCGCTAGTTGGTGCAAGTGCCACTAACGCAGTTGGACAAAATCCTACTACTCCCGTCATTGGTGCTACACAAACATCGCCAGCATTTTATGGCGATATCGCAGCAGCACATTGTTATACAAGAGCATTATCACAATTAGAACATTATCAAAACGCAAGCTATTGGCTAACCAGATATAATGGTGCCGCTCCATCATAACATAAATACCTTGTCGTTTAAGACTACGGAAAGCCAACCGTTGACCTAGAACGTCATACAAGGAGAATAAAATGGCAAAATTTAAGATTCAGAAGAGCGCAACAGTAAACCAATATGCGGACACCAACAATGTTATCGGTGGTACTGGCGGTCTAACAACAATTAGTGGAAATCAAGTTCGTGCAAACGTTTATGTAGCAGGCGCATCTGTTCCTGCACTTGGTAGTTTATTGCGTTCAAAAGGCAAGAGTAAGTTCTTAGTCAACGATGTTACTACTATTCAAGATGAAGCAATTACTGTTGGCAATGCTTATGTTATTACTAGTGTTGGCACTACAAACTGGGCTTTCCTCGGTGGTCCACAAAGTGCAGGTGTTGGTGATATCTTCACTGCAACAAATCAAAATCCAAGTTTAACTACAACTGGCGTAGTAAATCTATTAGGTGTTTGTACTCTTGCAAACATTCCAAATGCAAACCTAAGTGCTGGTTCAATGAGCATCGGTGTTGATACTGCAGTTATTTCATATGCTAACGTAAACGTTTATGTTGGTGGCAGCACTACATATGCTTATGTAACTTATCTAACTGCAAACGTAACTGGTCCAAAAACACCAGGTGTCGGTGATTATCTACGTGGAACTGGTATTACTGGTAACGTAAAAATTGCATCTGTTACTGCAAATACAGTTACTGGTCAGTCAAACGCTAACGTATCATTAGGAATTGCACAAACAGTTGGTAACTTATTCAACCAAGCAAGTATCTATAGCGGTGGTTATGCTGCTCGTCTATCTAACAAGTTTGTTGTAGATTTCAATGGTAGCAAGTATCAGTGGACATTTAGTGACCCAACTGCTACTACTGTTCGCATTCCAGGCGCATAATAAACGTCAAAATAACAGATATAATAGCAGCCTACGGGCTGCTATTTTTTTATATAATCACCTTCGCATAAATATTCTGGTAGGATTTATTAAATGACTAGTGTCAAAAGAGTTACAAACAGCAGTGGTGGCGTCGGCGGTTATACAATTATTGCTGACCCAGTATATATCTATGGTAATTTGT